GAGTGTCCGTGTTACCGCTGTTGTCAACGGCGCCAAGGGTGATCGTGCCGGCGTCCCGGTCAACGGCCGTGATCATCGCCGTGGGGGTCGTGGTCGCGAAGAGACGGGTCGTGCCTCCCGAGCGCGCTTGAATCGTTTGGCCGATTTCAAACTTAACGATGTCCTCAACGTCCGTCAGCGTGATAACTTCGGGGTTAGCCGAGGAGACCGACGCGACGCTACCGAGGGCACCCGAACCAGAGCCGTAAACCTGCCAACCGAGGCGGGTCTTGGCCGTGGCGATGGCGCCGTCAATTTCAGCCGTGGCGAGTTGGAGGAAGGCACCCGCGTTCGTTTCCGAGGCGAGGATAGCTTCCGTCGAAATGCTGGCAAGCGAGTAGTACGCCTGACGGGTCAGAGAGAACTTCTTGTAGTTCGACGCCGTCTTCTGGGACTGGGCGTTGCTGAACGTGTTGGTCGCACCCTGGGGGTTGGTGACGCGCATCGGCAGCGGGTAGCTGTCGCCGTAGAAGTCTTTCTTCTTGGGGAGGAGGGCGTAGAGGGGGGCGTCTTTGTAGGTAAGCTGAGTAACACGCTGATTCGTGTAATACTCTTTAAGAATAGCGGCTGCGCTGGTGGTATCGAGAGTTGCCATGATTATTTATTAACCTTGTTGTTTAAATTGGAGTTTTTTAGAGAGGTAGGCAATGGCCTCCTCTTTCGTCATCTTGTCGATATCCACAATCGCTCCACCCCCTGTGGCCAAATCATTGGTAAGGGTCGGTTTCGCTTCGGGTTTTTTCGACGGCGTTGCTTGGGGCGCCCCTTTAGGAAGGCGCGATTGGATCTTTTTGGTGGCGAGAAGCCGCGTCAGATACTCGTTTTCGTAGTAATCTTCGGCGATTTGACACGCTTCTTCGTAGTCGAGCAGACGGTCATTAGCTTTATAGTATTCTACCATAACTTCCTTAACAAAGTCAACCCCATCTTCACCCATAGAGCGAGTATATTCAAATTTATCGTCCGCAAGGGTGCTGTTGATCTCTTTAACGACCTGTTGCATCGACTCCTGCTGGCGCTGGGAGGTCAATTGCTGCTTGAGTTCGGCCAGTTCCGCCTGCAATTTCTCGGTGTTAGAGGCAAACTTGTCGAATTTCTCAACGTGGGGTCGCATCTTAACGTCAATAGGGTCGTCCGCGGCCTCTTCAAAGCCCCCCAGAACGGCGTTGGTGGCATCCTGGTAGCTAAAGCCGTGCTCTTGCAGCAGCTTGATCGGATTCTTAAACTTGGTGCCAGTAAGCTTGGCCTCCCGCTCCTGGAGGGCCCTTTCCCGCTCGTCCGCCGCTTTGAGGCGGTTGTCAGCGTCCTGGAGACGTTGGCGAGCTTCCTTCTCCTTGCGGGCCAGCGCACCGAAACGGACAGAGTTAGCGTCCTTTACCGGCTCTTTCTTGGGCTCAGCGACAGCGACGGGCTCAACGATCGTCTCGGAGGGCGCCTTCTCTTGAGGCTCGTCCCGATTAATGACCAGGTTGGGGTCGCTGGTGGTACCTCCTTTGCCGGTCGAGGGGTCGTGGGAACGTTCACCACGGGCCGTGATAGCAGCTGCAACATCTTGGATTGTCGGTAGATCTTCGGGCATTTTACCTTACCTTACGTTTAGGCCATAGGCATCTGGGACCCCACGGGGGCTCCAGCGGCTTCGGGCGGGATGGAGGTGTCTTGGGGGGCCGCGCCAGGTAGCTGGGCTTGGGCGGTCATGGTGGCGGATTCAGCGGCCTTGGCGAGCATAGCTTCCGCGGTGGAGATCCACGTACGGAGATCCTCTAGGCGCGCCTCGGGGACGTTCGTGGTGCGACCCTTAAGATAGGCCGACTGGAACATCTTGATACCCATCTGGAGGTCCTGGTAGGGCTCCGGCGGGTTATATTTGCCCTTAACGAGAATGTCCTCAAGTGCGTCCATCAAATTGTCGATAGGAGCATTGATGAGATCGGTGTAGGACTCCAGGTCTGGGAAGTCGAGGAGCTTCAGCGCGTACTCTTTAGGGATATAGCCGTTATTAACCAGCTCCTGCACGTACTGAATACGGCCAGCCGGGGTCTGTGGCAGCATCGACGTGGGGAACATCTGCATGATGTACTGATTCTCTTCAACCGCTACCTGCGACCACTTGATGCTTTCGATGAACTTTTTAGAGTGGGCTACAACGGCGAAATCGCCACCATCTTTAGCAATGTCTTTAGCTAGGTCGATATAAATCCGAGCAGTATCAAGGAAGGATTGCTCGTAAGTTTGCGAGGTGATGGCGAAGCGCTCCGTTTCGACCTCGTTATATTCGCGAAGGGCCTTACCCGAATCGAGGCCCGCGGGCTTGCGGCTAGAGGCGCTCAGCTGGCTAACACCGGCCTCCTCGTAACTGGCTTGAATAAGGAAATTGAGATGCTGAAAGAATTCTGGATGAACGGTTTGCGGCACGTAAAAGTCTGGCTTGGTGCCCGTATAGTAGATGATGCTACCGATTTCATTGGACAATTGTTCCTTACTCACCCGGGATCCGTACTCCAGGAAGACCTTAAAGGCCGACCCGAGGTGAAAGGACTTCTGGATGATCCGGAGCATCTTGTTAATTTCGATCTGGTTACCGGTGAGCCGCTCAGCCAGCGACTGACCCCAAAACCCGATGCCGCGGGAGGCCCAACGGAAAAAGGTAAACGGGAAGTAGTCCTTGTCCCATTCCTCGTCAATCAGCCAGCCACTGTCGACACAGATAACGTGCCGACCGTCTCCAGCACCCTTCACTGACGGTAGGTGCCAGGCTTCCACCACGGCCACATAGTCGTCAGCGTTGTCTAGGGCAATCAGGCGGTCCAGGCTGTTCTTAGCCATACCGATAATGGAGGTCTTCTTGGGAAACAGCTTCTTCAGCACGTCCTTATGGAGGTACTTAACCTGGAAGAGGGAGCGCGGGTTGCCGTAGAGGGCATCGACCGCGTCCACGTATAGTTCGGTGGGGAGGACACGCTCACTGACGATCTTGTCACCGGAGATATAGTGCTTAAGGGCCCCCACGTCAAAGATGGCCGCATCCTTGAAGCCTTCCTGGTGCAGCATGTGGACTTTATTGCCGTAGAAGGCGCCCAGCATAAACTTGTTCAGCTGCTTAGCGTTCTCCTGCTCCGACCAATCACCGCCGGAGGTAAGGAAGGTAACTTTAGGCTTCATCTTCGCGATCTTAGAGGTGACGGTATCGACCATCGAGGAAATAACGTTGACCTTGACGCGGTTATCGGGTAGAACTGGAGCTACGGAACGGGCCATCGAATAAGGGCCCAGGCCTTCCAGGTTGGCGTTACCGTAGAGTCGCAGGGAGCGGAGGTTGCGGTCCTGGCGACCACTATCGTCCTGGACAAGCTTGGCAACGTTCTCGTAAATGACGGTCGCGACGTCGTTTTTACCGGCCGTCCACCAGAGGATTTTCATGTAGTTACCTTTTTAGGTAGTAGACCAGAGTAAATCACTCTCAGCGTCGTCATTTTCTGCCTTAAGCAGGTCAGCGATAGTGGCACGTCGCTCGGCACTGGACGGTTCAGCGATGGACGAAGGCATATCTCCAACGTCAGGCCCAAAATGCACCTCAATCTCGCCAAATTTAAACCGATCGACCCGCTTGGAGCGCATAAGGTCCAGTAATTGTTCAATAAAAACCAGATCGTTCGTCGTCTTCTCTTTCGGCTTTCTCTTTGAGCGCACTTTCGGTAAGCTGTCTGAGCATTCGTTGATCGTCACTCTCTGGTTGCTCCTGGTGCTTCAGGTAAGTGGTATAAACGTAGCGATAGACATAGAGAAACGCATCGGAAGCGTGATTCTCTTGTCCCTTAATTTCGTCGCCAAATTCGTCTTTCAATATTTTACCCCATTCCGCGACGATTGGCAAGTCTTTTAAACATTTAATATAGCTGGAGCGTAAATCGTTAGCTACAATGCGCTGGTGGAAGGCTTTATCAGTCTTTTCAGCGGCTTTGATGGGCAGGTGGTAGCGGCGGCGGATCTCATCGACGATGCCCTTTCCGTAACCCCCCGTATCTGCTACGATAATATCGGGCTTATACTTGTCCATAAAGCCGGATACCTGGGCCGCGAGCGCATCCACGGACACGCCGGCCTCCTTCCACAGGTCCACGATGGTCGCCACCCGGGAAAACTCCGAGAACTGGACCACAACAATGGCGTTAGAGCTGACGGAGCCAAGGTCGATCCCGAGGCCATAGCGCACCTTGGGCAGGGGCTCCACGGCTGAGATGAGGTTATAGGGCCCGTAGGGGTAGACGAGGTTGGAATCGTCCATCCGGTACTGACCCAGATACTCTCGAACGAAGGCCGGGTGCTCCCGGTTACCGCCGAACTGGACCCGGCAGATCGTTTCCAGCTCCTCTTCGCCCGCGGTAGTCCAACGGGCCAAGTCCGTGGAGGGGCGCATGAAGTGGGGGTTATCTAACAGCGTCCAATGCCACTGTTTCCACTCAGCTTTGGCTTCGCCTTCATATGCGTCGTAGAAAAAGCCGTTAAGAGTCTCGCCCGGGGAGCTAGCCATGATCAGCGTACCCCGATAGTCGGCCAGGGTAGGCAACAAAGCCTTGATAAGGGGGTCCAGACCAGCGAAGAAGCCCGTCTCATCGGCCGCAATCAGCTTAAATTTACGGCCCCGAAGCCTGTTACGGGCGTTAGGGGTGTCGCCGCCGAACAGGATGATACTGGAACCATTAGGGAAAGTGATAGCCAGGGCACTGGGCCGCGCCTCATGCTGGATATCGAGGCCCTCTAGCATCCCCAGAAGGATGTCCCAGACCGCTGCCTTGGCCGAATCCCGCGTCAACCCTAGATAGAGGACGGGGGTGTTGGGGGCCTTAATGCACTCCGCGATGCAATAGGCCGCAATAGCAAAAGATTTACCGCCACGACGACCCGCGACGGCAACCTTCCAACGATGGGAATCTTGAATGAAGGAGATCTGCTTAGGAGAGAGGACGGAGAAGAGCTTGGCCAGCTTGCCGCCAGCCGCCCCTTCATTTCGCCTTGCCTTTTCCTGGCTTAGCAGATGCTTCGTTAGACTTGTCATCAGGGCTTTCATCAAAGATGCAGCTGTCCACCCGCGACCAGGGAACAAATTGCGTCAGGTTTTTAGCCGCATCGGGGTAACGGAAGTCGATCTGCACGAAACGGTCTTGGTAGTTGGAGAGGGACATGGTCCCCTTGCCGAATCGGTCACCCTGGGCAATGACACGGAGGGGGACGAACTCGGTACCGAGGGCGATGTTGTCGTTAAAGGTAACTACTTTGATTTTCATTTCACGTACTTCCACATTGCAAAAGGGTTATAGGCCGAATCGCCGATAAGACTGGTGGGCCGCGCCAGCGTACAGTGGATCGCCGGCTTGATGTCTGCCATCAAGGCCTTACCAACACCGAAGTTACGGAAGGGATGCTTAACGTAGGTCCAGTAAGCAGTGGGGACTGGCGCTAAAGATCCCACGATATAGCCGAAGATCTGGTCCGCGTCCGTAGGGTCGCAGGCCACGCGCACGGCAGTGGTCGGGTCCTTGAGGATTTCCTCGATCATCTCGTGGTACTTGGCGTAGTAGATAGTGTCGGAGACGCCGGTCACCATGCGGGAGTCGCGGTGTGACTTAAGCCAGCTCGAAAAAACGAAGGGCTCATCGGTCGATTTAAGCGCTCGGAGTTGCCAAAGCATCGCCACCCTCCCCCTGAGGCTTATCGCCGCTCAGAACGGCAGTCTGAGCCTCGTGGAGGGCATTCCGCTCCGACATAGCCTGTGCCAGCGCCGCATCGATCTGCTTCAGCTGACTGATGAGGGCCTCGCGAGCGAAGTGGAGGTCACCGGCACGGGTGCAGAGGTCTTGGTAAGCCTTCAGAATTGCTTCCTTAGTTTTCACTCGGACTCCTTAGAACTACAGAGGTTTAGCTTGTAAAACGGTAAGCATTTCTTTGGTAGCTACACTATACCCGCAATCTACTAAATTGTCAATTTTATCTTTAACGGTGGCCTTACTATAAGTGATTTTCTTTGCTGGCTTATTTTCTTTCTTGCGGCGCTCGGTCACTTCAGCAATAAACTTGGATACTTCGATACACTGGCCGACCGTCAGCACCTCCAACATTTTAGCTATCTCTGGGCCAAACTTGGGTAAACTCTTCCACTTAACGATAAATTCTTCAATGTCTTTACGATCAAAGAACACGGAGGCGGTGGTCCCCTCGTGAACCCAGGTATGTACGAGCTGGGGAACCGCAATCAAATTCTCAATCCGGTTATCACCCTTAAGGTGATTAATGTGGTGAATATGCCAGCCTTTAGGCGGCCTGCCGTTAGCGTTCTCGTACACCACCCAGTGGTAAGGACGCCCGGACTCGTGCATATCGTACCCGTTCTTCTCAAACCACTTTACACGGATACGGTACGGGGCTCTTTTTTTATACTTAGCTTTCTTTTCCACTACTTACTCTCCTAGGATTTTAGACAATATCTCGCTCTTTTACCGTCATGTTATAGGGACGGCTGCCCCTTACCTGCAGTAGATTGTCGGTACCACCCTGCCCCTGCGTCAGCTTATGACGGGCTGACTTAGGAGAAAACGCTAAAAAGAACCTACGAGGCTGGGGTGTGACCTTCCAATCCATGTCTCAGTGTCACTAGGTCTTCCGTACAAAGCGGCGAGTGATGCTTAGTAGGCGTTTGGCTTTGACCGTCGAAAGAGTACTAGTGGCACCGTAGATCGGTCTGAGTTATGGATTCCTCAGACCTTTCTCGCTTTAAGGCAGCTACTCCTAGTCTTTTACGCTCCTCCAGGCAGAGCACGGTAAGACTGTTGTAGAATCCGTATTACCGCTAAAGTTCCACCGCCTGGGTGACGATAAGCCTTTTGTGGCAACGGTTCATTGTACCAGAAGGGGTGCCGCTTTGTCAAAAAAGATTTATGTGCGTTCGGGTGATAGATACCGCGTTAATGATGACGTCTTTATCTACGATCGTGGCATCACTACCTATGACGATCGCGGAGGATACCACAAAGCTCCTGTAAGCGGGTATAAGCCTTACAAGTATCGGGATGGCGACTGCCGCTTCCAGGATACTGGCTGCCACCGGGCGTATAACAAGAGGTACCCCGAATGGTGACCATGCGCCCCGGCGACCTGTTTCGCGCTCAAGATCGTCATTACATTGGTAAGATGTTCCGCAGTCGTTATTACCTTGTGTTTACGCACTTCTCCGACGGTAGTACCAAAGGTAAAGGTGACCGTTACGAATGGATGCGGTCCTACAGTCGATACATCGACAACGCCTGTCTTCGGCTATGGCAAGGGGGAGGACGTAAATGAGACTACTACTTAAAGGCTACTGGCGGGTTTTTGATAGGTATCCGAAATCTAACAGATATTTTCGCTTTAGGGGCGGTTGGCTAGAGTTTCCTACGTCTTACGATCTATATTACTCTGACGGTACACGGTTGTGGTACTATTATGAGCCACAGCGCAAGTGGACGATGTCCCTTACCCCCGACTTCCGCGACTCCGCTCTCGACGGCTTCCTCATTCGACACGGCGCCGTTAAAGTCAATGAATGTGAGAGGTTACTGAGGGGATATCCCGATCCGCCGCGAGCTGGCCTTTTCACCCGTATTATCGAGAGGTTGTGGCTGTGCAACTATTGAGGGAGAAGGATAGGTTGTTGGTACTACAGACTACTAACCACTTTAAGCAATATTACGGTATC